GACTTTGTGTTTAGAAGATCCCGTAAGTGAGACGGTCGAAGCGAAGTTCTTTGCTTGGTTCCGTACAGTATCCAGGAAACGTCCTTCGTCGGATCCGTTGATGACATAATAATCTGCTCCTAACTCATTACATAATGCTTTTGCGATTGTGGTTTTACCAATACCAGGAGGTCCTGCGAGAAGAAGATTAGGAATCTCACCTTTCTCTACAAACTCCTTAAATGTTTTTTTAGTATCATCAGGAAGAATACAATCCTCAATCACTTGAGGACGATACTTTTCCACAAAAAGGAAATCAGTTCGATCAGTTTTCATAGTAAAAATATTTCAAAAACAAAATTTTTCCAAATACTGATTGACTAAATCAGGTTTATCTTCAAGGTAATATGCTTCCAGTTCATAAACTTGATGCTGTCCAGTAATATTTGAAGACCTAACAACATCATTAAGTTTCCATTGGTCTAAAGTAATATTGGAAATGCCAATTGGTCCTCTTTTACAAGATTGAATCACATGAACTGCTTCATGATAAACAGTTTCATTAACATAATGTTTAACTGGACTAATTGTATTTTTTATATTATCAAGACAAATGGTGAAATTTGGACTTTGCAGTAGTCCAAATATTTCTTTGTTTCTGCAAATTGCAGAATTTTCTTTAATTACATAATGTTTAGAAATCATTTTATTGATGATTTCGTTCCCAATGGGAGTCAAGTATAGAAGAAATTCCATCAACCAAAAGTAGAATCAGGTTCCAGAGCAATATAATAAGTCAAATTATACTTTTCACTTGTAAATTTAGAAAGTAGTTTTTCAGAAATAACCACATCATATGATCCTGGAACAATTTTAATATTTTCAACTTTAAAGTTGAAAGTAAATTCATTACTTGTTTCACCAACAATGATTGAATATTCATTAGACGTATCGTTTTTCTTATCTCTAACAACAAGTCTAATTTCACCACCATCTCCAATAACAGAAAGATCTGGCAATTTATATACCGCAGATGCTTTAATTACTTTATCTAGTTGAGAATGCTCCAATTGAAAACATACATCTAAAGATGGAAGTTCAATATCTTTTTCAGGTGGTGATACGATTACTTCTGGATCTGCATAAAAATATTTTACCTTTCTTTTTCCTTCACGAATCACAATATGAGATTCATTTGTAAAATCAAGTTCTGGATCTTTATGAAGAGAAAGACCATTTAAAAACTCATTCAAATCATAAATGGCAAATTCACGAGAAAATTCTTCTGAAATTTCTGCCTCCGCAAGAATGTTTTTCATAACAGAAATAGTTCTAAGTTTTGAACCTTTCTTTACAAAAATAGATTGATTAATGGAAGCAAAATTCTTAAGAATGTTGATAGTATTTTCAGTTAGTTTCATAGAATTGCGTATTTTCACTTGTTTTCAATAAGATTCAGATGATTAATAAGAAGAATAGTATAATGCAAAACTTTAAACAAGTCCGCACGAGGAGTTCCTTTTGTGTCGTATCTATCAATATACTTGGTTACATTACCAGCACAGAAACCTTCACGTCGATTATGCTTAATCTTATCAAGGGTCTGTTCTGTTCCACCACCAGTTCTATCTACGTAATGTTGATTGTAAGTTCCCTTAATATATTCTTCAAGTTGTTTTAAAATTTTATTTTCACTGTACTTCCAAAAATTATTGTCAGAAATTTGACCATTTGAAAGTGATTGGTCCAGTCCATCATAACCAGAAGAATTGGCAACTTCTCCCTTGACTATATTGATTGTATCATCTCCATTCACAGAAAAAGTATAACTTTCATAAGGTTGCTCAATCATAGTAAAAAAATAAAAAGTTTTATCCTTTAATATCGTATCATGACTTTTGTTTTTGGTCAATCTACAATTTTGCCGAATCCTTTGTTCTTTTCAAATTTAATCACTTTATCAAATTTGTCAATCAATTCATCTGTTTTATGCGATATGACAAAAATATTTGAGTCTGGTAGATTATATCTTAAAATTTTTGTGAAGTATTCCGTTCCCATAAAATCTAAGGAACTATCAAACACTTCATCAAGGATCAAAAGATTTGTATTTGCTGAATTTTTTAATCTTGCAATTTCTCTCCAAGTAAATAAAATTGCAAGATTTATTCGCATTTTTTCACCTTCACTAAAAGACTCATAAGAAAAATCTTCATGTATTGGTGATTTTATTGTTTCTTTAAATTCTTCATCTAAAGTAAAGTTAATATAAAAATCCATTAACTGCAAATATTTTTGTATTTGACTATTCATAAATGGAAGATAATTTTTAATAACTTTACTCTTTATGCCATTATCCTTCATTAAAAAATGAACAAAATCATAATACGAAATATTTTCTTTCAATTTTGTTTTATTCTTTTTTATTTCTTGTAAATCGTTTTCCAGTGATTTAAGAACTAATTTTTCAGAATTTCTATTTTCAATTTTGTTGGCAATGTCTTGAATTTCATATTCGATTTGTCTTTTTTGTTTATTAAATTGAATAATTTTAGAAGCATTGTTTAATATTTGATTATTTAAAGAAACAATTTCTTTTGAAATTTTATTAAATTGATTTTCTCTCTCTTCTTCTAGTTCTATAGTTTTTTTTAATTCACTATAACCACTATTAAGTTCTTGTATTTTATTTTTTGTTTCTACAATTTTATTTAATCTAAATTCTTCTTCTATATTTTGGGTGCAGGTAGGGCATACCGTATTATTGTTGAAAAAATTATTCTCTTCTTTAATTGTTAATATTTTTTGAGAGATTGTTCCTTTTAAATTTGAAAGTTTTTTTATTTTTTTAGATGCATCTACTAATTCTTGAGTTTTAGGTTGCAATTCCTCTTCAATTTTTTTATTTTTTATTTCATTTGCAGAATTTATATTTTCTATTTCTAAGTCAATAGAATTTATTTGATTTTTTTTATTTTCTATATCTTCCTTTCCAGTTTTTTCTATTGTTTCTATAAAACTTTTTTGCATTTCAATTTTATCTTGAGTCATTTTTTCTTTTAACTCAAACTCTTTTATGATGTCATTGGCATCTCTAATTTTTTCTTTAATCACAGAATTCATAGCAGAAAATATCTTAATGTCCAATAAATCCTCTACTACTTCTCTCCTATTTGAAGTACTCAATTGCATAAAAGGAACAAAAGAAGCACTTCCAAGAATAACAATCTGAGTAAAAGATTTATAGTTTAACTTAAGAATATTTTCTTCTAATTGTTTTTGTTGGTCTGAAGTTGCAGATGCCTGATCCTGAAGAGAATTATTTATCCATATTTCAAAAATATTTGGTTTAATACCTCTTACGACTTTATATTCCTTACTTCCTATAGAAAAAATAATTTCTACCACACACTCTTTACCATTGGTAGAATTTACCAATTGACTCTTTGTAATTTTTCTAAATGCTTTATTAAATAAAACAAAGCACAATGCATCCAAAATGGTACTCTTGCCAGAACCATTTGAACCCATTATTAAATTAGTTTTATAATCGTTAAATTTAATTATTGTTGGTTGATTTCCAGATGATAAAAAATTACGATACGTTATTTGTTTGAACAAAATCATTTTTTCTTGGTGGTATTACGAATTCATTTGGGGTTATTATAACATAGTGGTATCCATAAGACTCACAAGTGTTTATAGCCATTTCTGGATCAACTTCCACTACAGACATCTTTGGATAGTCTTCTGCTTCCAATAGACCAGCATAACGATTGGCATCATCTTCATCCTCAAAGAAGTATAATGCCTTTTCATTTTCATCGTCAATTACTGCATATGCACCTTCTTCTTCTTTTCCTTCTATTGTTAGTATAAACATTATTCCATTTCTAATGCTTCTTGATATACTTGCCTCAAAAGTTTTTTAATTTTATTTTTATTCAAATTGAATTGAGACTCTTCTACATATTTATCCAAGATACTCATCGTATCTTCTATAGGGATATCCTCACAATTTACATCTTTATCATATACATCCACTGTCTCTATAACCTTTAAATCTAATGGATTTTTTTTAATTAAGGAATCAATATAATTATCAAACTTTAGTTCATTTTTTTTATTTTTTATAACAACTTTTACCATTTTATTTTCAATATCAATATCTTCGGAATCAATTAAGTTGTTTTCATCATAATATATTTTTTCAAATATTGTGTATGGATTTTTATAAAAATTTAACTTATAGTCATCAGTATCAAATATATGAAATCCTCTCACATCATTAACATCACTCCAAAACATTTGATACGGATTTCCCAAATAAAAAATTCTTTTATCATTACTTCTCGTATGATAATGCCCAGAAAAAACTCTATCAAATTTTTCAAATATTCCTTTGTCCATTCCAGAAGTATGCACATATCCTGGATAAACTGTAAATCCTCCCAATTCCAAATGACCAAATACAACTTTTGCATCTGTCTTTTCCAAAAGTTCTAATGTATTCTTTTGATTTTCAGAACAAATCCAAGGAAGAAAAACCGTTTCCATACCTTTAAGATTAATTTGAGTTGGTTCTGATATTTTTACAATATTATCATATCCATCAAGAAGAGTATCTATAGAATTAATTTGATTGGTATTTTTATAATAAGCATCGTGGTTACCAACGATACTATAAACTTTAATACCTAGTTCTCTAAATTTATCATAGACATTTTCCTTTGCCCACTCCAAAGCCCAATAATCAATACCTTTACGATTATCAAAAGCATCTCCCAAATGTATAACTGTTTTTATATTATTTTTTTCTAAAGTAGGAAAAAATATATCTTTATAAAATTTAGAAAAATAATTATGAAAATCTTTATTTGCTTTTTTAAAATTATAATGAGTATCGGTAATTAATCCTATTTTCATTGATACAGTTTAATTTGAATATTGTCCTTAATCGTATTATAGTCAGAACTTCCAAAAAGTCCATCATCATCGACTGTAAATACTTCTTCATATCCACTTCTTTCGATAATTTTTTCTTTAATTTCTATTTGTTTTTTTTCTTTAGAAATTCTACGTAAAAAAGCATAATAAACTATTTGAGTAAAATAGGCAAAAGGGTTTGACCTATCTACATCAAAATTATGAATGTATTGAACACAATTTTCAATTCCATCAGATATCATATCCTCACGAAACATATAATTTACAAAATTTGGACGATATGATAAATGTGTAGCAATTTTTAGAAAACAATCTCCAAGATAATCAGGTATTGGTGGTTTTCCCTGCCAATGAACTGATCTTTCTTCTTTTGTTGGTTCTTTACCAAATTTTTTAAAATAAGATTCATCTACCTTTTTTTTATAAACTAATAAAGATTCATGAAATTCTTTATTATTAACATAATGAGGATTTTTTTTTACTTTATTCATTTGTTATGGACTATTGATTTATTGTGTTACGTACATTATACCACAAAAATGAAACTTGACAATAGAATACAAATTCAAGTAAAATCACTCTGTTAGGTTTGAAGATAAATTATATCTCAATTACCTCTATAAAGTTTTTCTAGTCTTATTCTAGCGTCTGCTACAGATGAAAGGTATCCCATATTTGGGGTAACTTTAGATCTACCCGTTTTTCTATTTTTTTCCTTTACATATTTTTCATAGATTTTTATTAATTCTTTATCTTTAGTTTCTGTCATTGTTATTACATTTTCCATATCCATTATAAACATAGATTCATCTGTTAATTTAATCCAAGGATGAACTTTTAAACCAGACATTCCAAGTTGTCTAATATTAATAGTTTCCATTAAAACTGGATTATCTAATATTAATAATGTTCTATTTTCTTCTGGACAAGGACAAATCTTACAAAATATTTCTTCACCAGAAACTAATTTTAGCACTGCATAGAATTCTTCTTCCATTAATCTTTAAAGTTAATTTGTATAATTTCGTAATTGAATTTTTCTTCATTATAAATTTTAATTCTTTCAATTAGGTGATTAAGTGTATAATTTTTTCGAGATTTATAAGTACAATCATCAGCAATATCGTAAAGAATTGCTTTTGTCTTATTATCACCTTTTCTCAAAATTCTTCCGATGGATTGGAGATTGCGGATTCTAGACTTTGAAGGTGACGCAAAAATAACATTATGTAAATTTTTAATGTTAATTCCTGTACTAAATGTACCATACGAAGCCACAATAATTGCATTATTTTCTTTTTCAGTAATTTCTCTTACCTTTTCTCTTTCTTCAACATCCACTCCACCATAAACAAAAAATATTTTTCTTTTTTTTGATGCCGAACTATTTATAAGTTCATAAAGTGGCATACCGTGAGTTTCAACTCTATTAAATAAAACTAAACTATTACCTTTTAAATCTAATACTAAATTTTTAATAAAATTATTTCTTTTATTATGATTAATTAAATATTGTATTTCTTCTTCATATTCATTAAATTGTTGTTCTGAATGTTTTAAAAGTAAAACTTTAATTTGAAGTTTTGATAAGTGACCTTTTTCAATAAGTTCTTTTGTTTGTGTGACCTTGTAGGAGGGTCCAAATAGTCCCTCCAGTACCCATTTATGTGTTTGAGAACCGTCTAGAGTACCAGTAAATCCATATCTATACTTTGCACTATCCAATTTATTCATAATCGTCACTAGAGACTTTGATTTAAATAAATGTGCTTCATCACCAATCACAACATCAAATCCTTCAAAAAAAGATTTTTGGAGATTGTAAATTGATTGCCAAGTAGTAATAACAACATTTTTATTGGTTGTTTTTTCTTTTCCAGAATATATCTTATGGCAATTACAATCAGAATCCCAACCATAATCTTCAAAATCTTTATACATTTGTTCAACAAGAGACGTTGTTGGAACTACAAGTAAAACCTTTAGGTCCTTTTCAACAAAATATCTTGTTATAGAATAAATCATCAAAGATTTCCCAGAGGCAGTGGGAGATATTAATAATTTTCTATTATATTTTAATGCATCATAAACAGCATTAATTTGATAATCTCTTGGTTTGTGTTTAGATATTTTATTCATATAATCGGAAACACCTTCATGAGAAATCATTTCATTCTCTTCAAATGGAGTTCCGTAAAATTTATTATTCTTAAATTCTACTGTGTAATCGTTATTTTTTGCCCAAGATACTATTTTGTCCAGAAGACCAACATAAATTTCACCAGTGTAATTGCTATACAATCTTATTTTTCCATCCCAATGTTTGCTGCGATACTGCGGCATAAACTTTGCACCAGGAACATCAAATGTAAAATACTCTGATAACTCTTGATGTATATGTGGTTCTGTTTGTATTTTTAAATATATTTCATTCTTTTTTTGTATTACTATATTATTCATATCCTGCTGTAAATCTCATATATTCAATAGCATTTTTAATTTGATAAGTTCTATTCAGTATTGTTTTTAATATACTATCCAAATAATTAATCATAGTTTGGTAGTAATCAAGTTTTGACATGGACTTAATAATGTCACTATCGGCATCCATATACTTATCTATATCTGGTTTTAGTACCTTATGATCAAATGGATTATCTTTATATACATCTGGTTCTGATTTGCCAGAGTAGTACATCCATTTTTCTTTTCTTAAAATTTTATACTTATTTTCTTCTATTTTTTTTAATAAAATTATATTGTTATAAATTTTATAATATTTTGAATGTAGAGATGGAATTTTTAGTGATTCTTGGTGTAAATTATCTGGATCTATTTTTGAATCTTCTTCCCATAATAATTGAATTTCGTCAATATTCATAATTTGATAATATCATAAAGTGTATATTTAAAAACTACATCTGCAGTGAGGTAATTTGTATCTGTTATTTTAGAATCAAAATTAACTGCAGATAATGAAACAGGAAAAAGACCTGTAAATCTAACAATGGCATTTTCTTTGTAACTACTATTATAAATTATTAAATCTCCATTAGATTGACCTGAATTGGCATTTTGGACTCCAGGATTTACATCATCTGAGTCTAATAGTTCTTGATACTCATAAACATTTTCTGGGTATCCAAATCCTCTTAACCAATTATGAACAATTAAATAATTTTCTAGATTCTCATCTATATTAAAACGTAAAGATAAATCAGCATATGTCAATTTATCTCCAGGAATTGGTATATCCTTTAAATATGATGGTTGCACCGCAACACCCAAACTAATTTCTGGAATAGATGCTTCTGAGCAGAAAAAATCTACCTTTGGATATTTTTGCAAAGAAAATTTAAACCAACTGGGAGATAAAAAATTTCTATTACTAATTTGGGAATCTAACATAATTATGTTTTATTTCTATTTATTTGCAATAAAAAGGGGGTCCCCCTTCGGGAACCCCCAATTTAAACCATTAAGGTTATTATCACATAAGGTTCTTAACAAGAACTCTTCTGTAATAACGGTTTGAGTTAGTTTGGATACGACCAAGTGTATCAACAGGAGCAGATGTGGACTTACCTTCTGCAAATGGGTTGGCAACAAGACCGTATCTTGTCTTGAATCCAATCTTAGGCTGGAAGGTGTTCTCACCAACGGCACGAACCATCTGGAGAGGAACGTATGGGCAATAGAACAGACCTGCATCATAAGGGGAAGAACCCTTATAACCTACAACGTAGTATTGACCACCTGTAGCACCAGTTGCGGGGTTTCCAGCACCACCTGAATAAGGATCGATATAAACACGATACTTACCGTTCAGAACACCAGCAAATGTGTTTCCGGTGTCATCTACATTCAGGTTAGCATTAAGTGCAGGAGTATAGTCCAGAAGACCTGCCATTGAAAGTGCAGAAGCAACATCAGAGGAACACATGATGATGTTGCCCTTTCCTCTACGAGTACGCTGAGCAATTGCGTTTGCGTCTCTTTCGATTTGGAAAATCAGACCCTTGAACTTCTCAACTGACCAACGACCGTTGGAGTCGATATCGAGGTCAAATGTTCCAGCATTAGCAACGTTGTGAGCAGCACCAGACTCTGCAGTCTTGTAGATAGTTCTGATAACTTCACGGTTGATTTCAGCAAGGATTTCTGAAGAGAGAATATTTGCTAACTCTGCCTCAGCATTCAGACCGTGAATTGCCTTGAGGTCTTGTGCAAGCTCAAGTGAGTACTCGGCTTTCAGTGCTCTTGACTTTGCAGTAACGGTGACTTTCTCGATTGAGAATGCCATTTCGTTAAATGCTTCACCTGAATCTGAACCAAGTCTTTCAGCATCGTAGGTGGACATTCCATTGCCTACGTTATAGTCTTGCTGACCACCACCAGCACTTAAGAGACCTGGGTTTGAACCTGTTTGAGAAGCAGTAGTACCAAAACCTACGTTTTCTTGTACTGTTGGATCTACAAAGTAACCAGCTTGCTGACCCTTTCTTCCGGAGAAGGTTGTATCTACTTCATCAAAGAATGCTTCAGCACCAGACTGATTGGTGTAACGTGAACGCATTGCAAAGATGAGTCCAGTAGGACCATTCATTGGTTGAACACCTGCCAGGTCATATGCAACCAGGTTAGGCATTGAACGTCTGATTAGTGAGATCAGAACTGGGTCGAAACCTGCAACAGGACCACCATCGGCAGCACCAGCACTAAAACCTGCTGCTGATCCGGTAGAACCAGTTGTTGATGTTGGAGCTGGTCCCTCATAAAGGAACTGACGCTCTTCACGAAGGAATTTTTCTTGATTCTCCAGGAGAACTGCTGTTACCATTCTGCGGTGACTGTCTTTGATAGGATCAAGTCCCTGATAGTCTAAGAGTGGTGCCCACTTCTCCTGCAGATGTTCTGCATTGAACATTTGCATTTGTTTTACCTCTTTTAAAAAACGTTAATTAGTTTGATTTTTTATAAAATAAAAATCACTTTTTGGAAACTCTGCTAAGTGCATCCAAGTAATAAGACATAGAACCAGAAACTGGTTGACTATAATCTGTTTCTTCTGCAATATAATCAGAGTTATCCTTTTGAGTACCAGTGTTTCTTGGGAAATAAGATTCCCTTAATGTTACCAGTTTCTCACGATAGTCTGCCTCACTATCAAACTCAACATTTTCAGCAAGAGAAGCGAGTTTATCTTTCTGGGAAATCGCAAGACCCTCAGAAACTTCCGCAAAAATTACATCGGCAACAGACTCTGCTAATCTTCTATTGAGAGCAACATTCTTTTCGATTTGCTCGTTGAGTTTTGTCTCCATTTCATCAAGTTTTTCTACCATACTCTCAAGTACATCATATCTATCTTCAGGGATTTGTACATAATGTTCTTCAAAAAGACCCTTCATTCCAGAAAGGAATGATTCAGTCATTTCATTTTTAATGCCTGTTTCTACTGCGAGTGCATTTTCAGCAATCCACTCGTCAGAAACATACTCTAAATATGAATCGATTCTTTCTTCGAGTGCTTCTTTAATTTCTTCTACTTCTTCAGCAAGTCTTTGCTCATATGTATGAATAATTGCTTCTTCAATTTGAGCAGTTCTAGCATTTAAAGCAGCTTCAAAAACTGTTTTTGCTTTTAATTTAAATTCTTCGGAGAGATCATCTTCTGAAAGAAGAGCACTTACATCTTCTTCAATTTCTTCTTCAACTTGAGCAAATGCTTCTTTCATTGCTTTGCTTTTTTCATCTTCCTCATCTTCATCTTCATCACCTTCATCTTCATCACCTTCATCTTCACCTTCTTCATCTTCTTCATGCTCTTTAGAAGATTTTGCTGCTTCATCAAGTTCTTCTTCTGCTTCTTCTTCGATTAGATCTTCATCTTCAAGATCTTCATCTTCTTTGATAGCATCTGACTTTTGAAGACTCTTCATTGGATCAGCACCTTTAGCACCTTTATTCACAACATCTTTAACAGACTTAAGTGATGGTTCTTTTAGTTTTGCTGAATCATCAGTTGACTTATAATTTTCTGGTGTTGGACCACCAAGATCTACCCAATTACCAGTTTGACCATCAGGAATTCCTGTAGTCAAATGCTTCATTGCATCTGCTGATTTTGCACCTGCATTTACTGCGGTTTTGGATTGCTTAGTTCCTGTTTCCATTTCTTGTAATTGTTTACCACGGGACATTTGATCTCTCCGATTAACCTATATGTTTAATCTATATTTATTTATAAATTACAAATTTGATAAAAACTGTTGGAATAAAGAAACTTTATTCTCTTCAAGAAGTTTTTCATCTACTAGAGTATTTATTCTTCTCTTAATTTTTGAAACATTTTGTTCTCTCAAAACACCTCCATCCCAAACCCATTCCTTTCCTTCCATAATTCCTTGAACAAATGCATCCGGTGCAGAAGGATCTGCAACAATATCAGCAGCAGTTGCTAACATAAAATCTTCACCAACAAGTGAATAACCTTCATTTGTTGGAATTAAAGATCCAACACCACGAGAAGATACTCCAAGCATTACACCTTCACCAAGAAGAGATGCAGCAATTTTTCCCATTGGTGTCTCAAGAATTTTTGCCTTTCCAATAAAATTATCACCATCTTTATAAAGTTCGCAAATTTTATGCGAAACTCTATCAAGATTTACTGTTGGTCCATCTGGATGACCAAGTTCTCCCAAAGCACGACCTTTTTGAATAAAGTTTTCATTATATCTTTTAACCTCTCTTTCAAGAGTTCTCATCTCATAAAGTCTTTTATTTCTATTAGGTTTATTGGCTTGTAAAAAGATCCCTTCAATAAAAAGAGATCTTTTGCCATTTTTTTCTTCGGTAATAACTTTTACCTTTTCTATCTCTTCTGTGATTAATTTCATTGTTTAACCGCCTGAAATTTGAACTTCTGTTATGTGTAAATTCACGGGAGCACCATCTGCCTTTACTCCAACTTTTACAACTCTTCTCAATTCTGATGGATATGCAAGATTTCCCTCAAGTGAATGACCAAAAATTGGATCA